CCAGGATAATCCAATTTTCCTATAGGTCCACTTGCCCGATCTTCCCTCCAACGATTAGCCGCCGTTAAGACATCAGGGTTACTAAACTCATAATGATGGGCGATCTCATGGAAAGTCGTAGCGGCTTCCCCCCTGGTTGTGATTTTGCGCTCAGACTCAGAAGCGTATGCCCTCCTTGTTTTCAGTAATGTTACTTTATCTAGTGTCGTGATCTCATCAGGCAGCAACTCAAAAGCATCTCTAATCTGCTGCCTGATTTTAGCTGCCGCATCTTTATTATTAGCTCCTACGATCAGCCTCTCTTCCCTCTCCTGCGGTGTTTGTGCTTGAGTCGCTGCGACCGAGGATTTTATCTTATCAAGAATCTGGGCATGGGACGCCGTTGCGATTGTACTCAAATATTTCTGCTTTAAAATGATCTCACGATCAACCGCGTTAATCTCCCCTCTAAGCTGATCACTTTTTTCGCTTAGGGCTGAATCGCTTTCTGCTGTCTTGCTTGTTGACAGCGCGTTTCCTACTTCTGCCCATTCTGCTTTTAGCTTGTCTCGTTTATCTCCTTCTTTCATCAAGGCTTCCCTTGCTGATTCCAATTCTTTCGTATCTAATACCCCTTGGGTAAATTTTTCCCCCGCCGCAATTAACTGTTTATAGTCCGAGCGATCCACAGATGGGGTAACTAAATCAGACAGCTTTTTTTTATCCGATCTGTACGGTTCTACCAAGGTTTTTCGGCAGATTTTAGCCTTAGATATACAGGATAGACCGCAACTAATTCCCTTGACGCAGTTCTTAGCTTTCCTCTCAAAAAACGGGACCAAGGTAAACCCTAAAGCGATCGCCCTTTTTTGGTTCTCCTCTTCGGCATAGGATAAATTGCCTGTAAACATCAAGTAGGATAATTCATCTAATACCCTGTTCTTTTGGTCTGCTTCTAAAAGGTCGTTCATAACTTGATCTCCAATAATTTAAGGATTTCGTCTAAAAGCTCATCCTCTACCTTCGCAAATCTTGGTTTATAATCCGTTCTAAACAAGGGATTAGGATGGTCGGCGTTTTTCTTTATAGCGACGTAGCTTGTAAACCTTGCCTCAGTTTGAATAAATGATTTTCCGTCGGAATTAGAGTATAAAACGCACTTCTGATCATTTATATCAATTATCCCTGTAGCCAAAACCTTATAAAGCTTACCCTTGTAATGCTTCCAGATACTTCCTACAGTCAATTCTCTGTCAAATTGGGTAGAAGCCAAACGGATTGCTATGATCATCATTTAATCTCCGATTCAACTAATTTCTTCATTTCCTCAAAAACATCATCCTCGACTTTTTTGGGTGACTCACCTTTGAGGATACGATCCGCCCCTTGATTAAGAGCCTTACTGATAGGACCCGAGACATTTTTGAGGTGATCAAAAATCTGTAAGGTACTGGCCGCCTCCTTAGAGATTTCCTTGCTGGCCCCTTGGTTGATCAGGTTCCCCGCCTTCATCAACTCGTTAGCCGCTTTACTTTTCGCTACTAAACCAAAAAGTCTTTTTTCACGGCTTAAGCGCTTCTTGATCTGCGATTGTAGATGGGCTTTTTCAATCGCATTAGAGCCGATAATTTCCTGACCACCAAACAGGTCAAACTGAATAGACAGGGATTCACTGGAATTTTTGACCGTATCGGCTAACTCAGTAAGGAATGAATCGGACAGATTGCGCCGTTTGCTTTCTTTTTCTGCCAAATTCCAGAGTGCTAATTGATTGGTTTCCGATAAACCAGCGCCGCCAATTATCGCCCCCTGGCGTACTGTTATGTCCCCTTGGATCGCCTTACGGAAAAGGCTATCCTCTAACTGCGATAAAGCTAACCCATCCTGCGCGATCGCTTCCCTCATGGGTATCCCTTTTTTATCTAAATCGGATCGGGATAGTCCCGTGTCTTTGAAGAATTTCGCAGCATCAAGGGCATTCCCCCGCCCCTCCGCGATATTCGTAACCGCCCCCACCGCCCGAGCTTCACGGTCATCTTTTACATCCAAATAGCGAACGGCGACCTTATCGGCTCCTAACCGCTTGGCCAACTCTAGCCGGTTGTGGCCATTCACTACATAAGTTTTTCCATCGGCAGGATCTTCCCAAACCTGAATGATACCTGCGAGATTGGGGTCGTATTTTCTGACCCCTGACAAACTCCCCACGGAACCAGACGCAGTATGTTCCCCCAAGATTTTATATTGGAATCGCTTGGGATCTGCCAGAACCTCAGATGGGTCTATTTCTGCCAATGTCCCCGCCTTGGGAGTAGCTTTGTAAATCAAAGGACGCTTGGCCAGTTTTGCCTTTTTCCCTTTTTGAGTAGCGTCTAAAGTCTTCCGGCAGACCTTAGCCTTAGAAATACAGCCGCCCCCGCAACTAATGCCAATTGTGCAGGTTTTACTCTGTCCCTTCCTCTCTGAATAGGGAATCAAGGGAAATCCGTCAAAAGGTTGCAACTCCTCATCAGTAGCCCTCACCAAAAGATTAATCAGCCCTTGCTTTTTCTCCCGGTAGGCAAGGATAGAAAGTTTCCGCGCTGGAGTCAATCCGTCAGCGATCGCCGCCGTCGCCGTCTGATCATTCTGGTTATTTGCCGGAGGTTCGCCGCCCCCTTGGTCTTGCGGGGAAGTGTCCGCGATCGTGGTATCAAAATTTATCCCTAACGACTTGGCCAAGTCTAGTTCTCGTTTGCGAGCCATTAGGACATCTTCGACATCTCCCCCAGTTTGCGCCACCACTTGAGAAAGAGAAGTAAACCCGGCTTTAATTGCTTCCTTATTCGCTGCTACTTCATTTTGTGGATCAACCCACTGCCACCCCCTAGGTGTCCATTTTTGGCGATGGTAAAAAGAGGGCATCACCTCATATTTTGGCAGGGACAAACTTCCCGACATTACCGCCGCCTCTAGCCAAACCTCAAAAACCTTTTGATGGAAATTAGAGATTAGCCAATCTTGAACAATTTTATAATTATCTCTTTCCTCCTGGACCGAAGTACGTGCGCTTGAGTAGGAAGTATTGCTATAGTCACGACTTAAAGACTCGTAACTTAATCCCAAACTGGCCGCCACCCCCCGGAGCATCATACGGATAAAAGGATCGAAACCGGTATCTGGTCGAGTTGGAGCAAAACCCTGAAAAGTTTCCCCTGGGGACAATACTTCTATTGTTCCTGGAGAGAGAAACTTTTGTCTTTGGTTATTGTCTACCCCTTGGGACAACAGATCCCCGTCGGATGTTTGGATGAACCCCATAATACCAGCCTGAGCCCGCGCTGCGACTAATTGCGATTCCTCATACCCACCGACATGGCGCAACCGCATTAATGCAGCATGAAACCAAGGAATACCCCTAGTTTGCCCTGGGCGATCGCATAGGAATAGATGGATAATTTCATCGGCAGGGACACGGATTAATCTACCCCCAACATAGGACTGGCTAAATTGATAATCCCCTGGGTGATTAGGGTACAACCAATATGCTTGGGGACGTTGCCACTCATTGACTTCTACCCCAAGCCTAATCACATTTTGCCCGTAATAGCCTAATGAGTGATCATCGCATAACTGATCAGACTCAATAACTTCTAGGCAAATCGGGACAGGACTACCCCCAAAGGTTTTTCTAACAATCCTAACCAAAACCTCCCCGCTCTCAACTAAGCTGCGAACGATTAACCGCTCAATATCGGTAAAGCCTAGCTTTCCTGCTGTGTGGCAATATTTAGCCTTTCCCCAATCCAGCCAAGCTTCCTCAATTAGCGTATTAATGCGATCATCGTAGTCTGAGGCACGTTGCCTTTTGACTTGGGATTGTAGAGTGACTCCCTTGCCAATGACGTTGTTAACTATTGTCCTAACCGCGCCCTTGGCGTAATCGTTATTGCGGCACAGGTCGCGGCTTCGGTTTCTCAGTGGTTTTAATGCTGCGATGATTTCAGAATCGGCACTCGTTCCGGAAGTCACCCAATCGGCACTTAAGCGATCGTGTATCGCCCCCTTATAACTGCGAGTTTTTATATCTTCCTTTTTCTCCCTCTTCCAAAACCAATCAAACCGCGCCATCAGCTACCTATCTGGTAAAATTACCAGATCCCCCAAACCTTATAAACATTTGACGCGGATCTCCAAAACCGTTATTTAGGCTTTCTGCCGCTTTCTCCCTTGAAACTTCCATCTTTAGGGCATCTCTTAAAGCTTTTAGCCCCGATAAATCCATATAGGCTAGATTCCTTCCCTTTATGCTGTAACTTTGTATCGCACCACCGGAAGCTCTGTCTAAAATTGCCTTATTTACTGCGTCTAACATCTGCTCGGTGATCGACCTTCCATCAAAGGAACCATCCGTTGTCGCCACAACCAAAATAGATCCCGTGGCTAACTGCTTTTTCTCTCCTGTAGAGGTTTCCACGGCACACTGATAATAGAGTTGGCCAGGTGTCAGATCATTAGAAACACTGCTTATTATTGTGGTTACAAATTCGTCCCCATCTGGGACTGACTCAACGGAAAACGTATCCTCTCCCCCAAATGTCCAAACGAGAGTGTAATCACTGGGTGAAAAGTTGACTTGTTTACCCGTCAATGGGTCAAGACCAGAAAGATTAGAACTCCTCCAGGTAACAGTATCGCCCTGGACAAACCTACTCGGTACGTTTAGCATTTTTTACTCCTGAGAATGGTTTAACGTCTTGGGCATTTATCCCCAAGGACGTCAATCCGCCCATGAAAACAAAGGCCGCAACTTTAAAATATAATGGCTTATCAGCGAGGGACTCCTCAAAGATCACGTAACTTGAGATAGCCCCGACTAAACCTGATAAGGTGGTTTTCCAATTTTTGAGCATTATTGACCCCCTAGATAGCTATATTATAGACTCTGCGTCACGGCTAATAGGTCGAACTTTAACCTCTGATAATGGTTGAAATTTTATTAGGCGCTCGTACACATTTTTACCCGATTCATCCCGACCAACACAGCGAGAAAAGTAGATAGTTGAACCGTAGGCATTTTCTGGCGATCGCCTAACATATTGTTTGTCATTCCAGACAACGATCGCCGCCCCGTATTGATCCACCTTGTAGACTCTGGCTCCAATAGATTCCCAGTCAAAAGTTTTAAAATCTTCTAGGGCGAAAGTATAGTTAGGTGGCTTCTTTTCAGGACAAAGAAGTTCTAGGGCTTGGGTAAGCCGTTCCAATACCTGAAATAGTTTCTCTATCTGGGTTTCGTTCATGGAAAAAATAAAAATTCTTACCCAAATTATATAATAAAAAGAAAGACAATGTTAGACCCTTTGCCTATTCTATTGGTGGCTACAATAATAGTTCTTGTGTTGTGTATTCAAAAACCTTCCTCAGCTTTTCTTTGGGGAACATTACAAGGCTTGATGATTTCATTGATAGTCCATGCCTGGATAGAATTATTCGATCTAATATCAAGATAGTTACTACCACCTTTGAGCAAAATTATCATGATGTCTGCCTGATGACATCCAATTATTATTAGGGGCTTGACTTGTAATTTCCTGTTTAGGTGGCTCTGGCTCTTTTTTCTCTTTGGGTAAAATTGCCGATAGTATAGATTTCCAATTAAATCGGGCAATACCTACACCAACCGCCGCAGCGTAGGCATAGACAAAAATATCAAGTGCCTCATTTCGTTTTTTGATTTTGACCCATTCTGTTTTAGGGAATCCCTTCACATATCGGGTTATCTGTTTTTCCGCGGTCATTTCCTTATAGAATGATTCGCTTACCCCTAGGGGAAAATGAACATATCCAGATCCGTGCTTGCTAATTCTTAGGCGACCATAAATAATTCCTTTGACCACATCCACCCCCACAGGCCATAACTTAACGCCACGCTTATAAACCTGTCCTTTATAGTTAACCTCCTGTAGAGATGGCCGTCCCATAATTGGCCGCCCTGGGGTACTCATACCTTTAACTGCAAATAAAGTTTTAGAAGATTTTCTAACAAAATTATAAACGGCTTGCGGTTTATACCCCGTATCGATCGCCGTTGCGGTAATTTGCAGTTCTGCCCCACTTTCATGGGTATAATTTGCGCCTAGGATTGCGTCTAGTTGCTCCCAAACTAAATTCTCCTCTGGGTCGCCATAGAGTTCCGTCCAATAAACCAGCCAGCTTTCTTCCCCCTCACCCCAAGCCCAAACAGCAACCGATAAGCGATCGCCTTGGACATCCACGCCACAGGTAAGAAGTAATCCCCCCATTGGGACTGACAAAATATTGTAGGGCTCCGCTCGACTGGCCAACTGGTTCCACTCTAAGGATTCCCCCTGTTGTTCCTCAAAGGATTCTCCTAAGCTTGTGTTTGTCCAAACTTTTAATAATTCTGGGTCATCCTTAGCCTTAAGAAAATCAAGAACCACATCCCCAAACCGTCGCCAAGGGGAGTAAAGTTCGTTGATATGAAATCCTGGAATCTGGGAATCTGGATTAGTAGGAATCCATTCCCACTTTCTGAGTAGTTCCGATTTTTGCCCTGTCTCAATTCGGCCTTGGCATTTCTTGCACTCGTACCACGCCAACCCTGGATCTTCCTTGTCCCATTTAACCCCTGACCATTTTAAATATTGCTTTTCTGAGCAGTGAGGGCAGGGGACAAAAAACCGCCTCTGGTCTGAAAGATTAAACCAATACTCAATCCGACTAAAGCCCTTTCTGGTAGGAGTTGAACAAAGAAATATTCGTCTATTCCAAAAGGTGGTAAGCCGTTTAACTGCCAACGAAACTGGATCTCCTTCATTTCCCGCACTAAAAGGGTATCGGTCCACCTCGTCGGCAATTAAAACCCTAATCGGTCTACTGGCCAAACTACTAGGGGAATTGGCCCCCGCTAGGGTAATGTGTCCCCCGGGGAACTGCTTATGTAGCAGGGTATTCCCCGCCGCCCTCGCTCGAATGTCGATTCTTCCCGCTAAACAGGGACTATCACGCACCATAGGACTTAACCTATCCTTCGACCAAGTTTCCGCCATCTCTAGAGTAGGATTCAAGACCAGAATAGGCGAAGGGTCTTGAGAAATGAAGAAACCCGCGACGTTTAACCCAATCTCGGATTTTCCTACCTGGGCAGAGGATTGGACTACCACAATCTCATGGGAATTAACCGCATCCATTATCCCCCGTTGATACTCGGCCCGACTTGTTCGCCATTGACCCGGTTCGGCGCTCGCTTCTGGGGATAATTTACGGTAACTGTCCGCCCACTCACTGATCGTCAGCCGTGGGGGTGGTTTCAATAGTTGCTTGGTTTTCTTCAATATCTCCAATACCGAAGTCATTGGCACCTAATTCTCCTAAAACCTCTGTAATTATCTCTTGTAGCCTATTTTCGACCGTTATCGGGCTACTAATACCCGCTAACTCATAGGCCAATTTATTCGGAAGTGACAATAATCGCTTTTTTACCGCGCTGCAATAGTTCCCCCATACCTTCTCTACATCTGCTGATGGGACTAATTCCCCCTGTTGTAATGCTAACTCTAAAGCCAGCTTCTCTGTCTGGCGTTGAGTTAGGGCAATCTTAGCCCTTATCAGTGGGTCTTTAGCTGTTGATTGCGTTCTTAATTCCTCCGCCTGTTGTCGGAGAATGTCTATTATCGCTTTCCCCGCCTCTAAAATATCTAAATCCTTGGGCATTTTATTGGTATTTTGCCAATTTCTTACCGTTGTGGCAGGAATGCCAAAAATCCTTTGGATCTCTTGAGAAGAAACACCCATTAATAATTCCACCTAATTGGATGGGGTCTTAGGTCAATGTGAACAAAACCCTTTTTAGCACCATACCCTAGGGCATTTTCCCAGTTTTTATCCAGCCATTCTTGAAACGCAAAAATGTCTGTAGTGGTTTTAATGTCTACGGCTGATCCGTTGATATGCTGCGAATTAGAAACACCGCCCACGGCTTTATTGATTCTTGGCGGTCTGTACCAAGAAGTAACGAAAATTGGTTTTTCCCATTTTTCCCGAAGAATATCCAACTCTTTACCCAATCTCAGGATGTTAGATTTGATCCTTTCTTCCTTGGGAATGCGATCGCTAGAGAAGTTTGTTACTTCGCCTACCGTGAAGTGATTTGATATCTTGCAATCCCAATCGGTCCAGTCGATTTCTGAGCGATCGCGCAATCTCTCCAAATCCTGCTCTAAGACTGCCAAGCTGCTCGGTCCAATCAAGTGAGGCTCTTTTAAATATTTAGATAACTTCCATTCTGCGAAAGCACTGGCGGTTTGATGTCCGAGAAGTCCGTCAGGTTTTACCTTGTATCCTAAACTCTTAAGCGATTCTTGAAGCTCGGTAACTTGTTCAGTAGATAAATCTATCAATGTCCTTGGGGCAAGGACTTCTTTTAAATCATCAAGCATTTTCTACACCTCTATATATTCTTGCAATTTTTCTAAGTCACACTCTAAAGCCGCTAGGCTATTAAGTCCAATACTGTCAAAATCCTTCAGTCCTCTAGACCGTTTCCATTCCGCAAAAGCGTTGGCGGTCTGGGTCCCCAAAATGCCGTTAGTAGTGACCTCGTACCCCAAGCTGAAAAGGGATTCCTGAAGTTCGCCTATTTGCTCGGGACTTAATTCTGTTAGAAGTTTCGGGGTATAAATTTTTCTAAGCTCATCAAGCATTTTGATAACTACCCTTTTTTAAAATTTCCTAATCTAAACCTTTCCCGCGCTGCCCTTACCCGCATTGGTAAAGGTCTG